CTGGCGGCGGCTGTCGCTGGTATCTCGACGACCCTGAACGCCACGGCATCCCCGTCCTCGCTCTCCAAGACCGGCACCACGGCGAGCATCACGACCGCCTCGACCACCGTCACTCCGACCGGCGGCACGACCCCGTACACCTACGCTTGGGTGCGAAACTCAGGCTCGACCTCCATCGCGGTGGATTCGGCGTCGGCTGCGACCACCACATTCACCGGCACCAGCCTCGCCTCCGGCACAACCTATTCGGCGGTGTTCCGCTGCACGGTCACGGACAACGTGGCGGCTACCAAGACGGTCGATGTGAACGTCGAAATTATCCGGTCGGCGTTCACGGCGTCGGCCAGCCCGACCAGCCTCTACAAATCCACGTTGACCAGCTCGGCGACCACCTCGTCGACGACGGTCACGCCTTCGGGCGGCACGGCACCGTACACGTATTCCTGGGCAAAGGTCTCCGGCGACACAGTGACCATCACGAGTCCGACCGCGGCCAGTACCACGTTCAGCAAGTCCGGAATGGGCGTCGGCGACACCTTCTCCGGCACCTACCGCTGCACAGTCACGGATTCCACGGGCGGAACGCCACTCACGGCGACCGCTGATGTCACCGTCACCATCGAGAACGTCGCATGAGCAACGAACCCGCTTTCGGTCTAATCGAGGTCATGCTGGGCTTCGGCATCTCCGCCGGCGGCTGGTTCGCCAAGGTGGTCTGGGAGAAAATCGGGCGCATCGAGCGGAACATCGTGGATATTCAGGGCGAGTTCCACGACCGCTACGTCCGCCGCGACGACTACCGGAACGACATCACCGAGATCAAGGCGGGCATCGAGCGGATTTTCCAGAAACTCGACTCCAAGGCCGATAAGCCGTGACTGGCGTTTACCTCGCGCTCGTGCTGCTGGTCACTGACGGCGACACATTTCGGGCGCGGGTCGAGATCTGGCCGAGCGTTGAGGTGGTGACGGCAGTCCGCCTTCGCGGCGTGGACACCCCCGAGCTGCGTGGCAAATGCGTGGCGGAACGGGAGCGGGCAATTGCCGCCCGTGAGCGGCTGCGGGCGCTGCTGGTCGGTCGCGTGACCATCGAGGCGGTTGAGTCGGACAAGTACAGCGGGCGTGTCGATGCCCGCGTGATGGCCAACGGGCAGGATGTCGCCGCGGTGCTGGTCGCCGAAGGTCTCGCCCGACCGTATGCCGGCGGCACTCGGCAGGGATGGTGCTGATGTCTCGGTCGCTGAACGACCTTCACCCCGCGATGCAAAAGCTCGCCGCCGAGTTCCTGAACAACTGCAAGGCGGCAGGTGTCGATGTCCTCATCACCTGCACATTCCGCAGCAATACCGAGCAGGCGGCACTGTACGCCCAAGGGCGGACGGCACCCGGTCGAATCGTGACGAACGCCAAGCCGGGACAGTCCACGCATAACGTCACGGCGAACGGCAAGCCCGCCTCGCTAGCGTTCGATGTGGTGCCGCTGCGAAACGGAAAGCCGGTCTGGGATGCCAAGGACCCCTTGTGGCAGCAGGTCGGCGCAATAGGCGAGGCACTGGGCCTCGAATGGGCGGGACGCTGGAAACGGTTCCGGGAGTTCCCGCACTTCCAACACCCCGAGGCTCGACGCCTCAAAGGAGCATGAAATGGCTGTTCTGGCTTATCTGGTCGCTCGGATGTCCGAGCCTTCGACCTGGCGCGGTTTGGTCCTCATCGCCACGGCGGTGGGCGCTCACCTGACCGAGGCGCAGGTCTCGCAGATCGTCGAAATCGGTCTGTTCCTCGCTGGCCTGCTCGGCGCGTTGTTGCCCGATGCCGCGCCAGCAGCCAAGGGCTAAGGCCCGCATACCCCGCCGGTTTACCGTGATGGGCCATCCCGTCACGGTCCGGCGGGTGCCACCGTCGCGGTGGAAGGCTGGCGATTGCGTGGGGTATTTCGACCCCTCCCGAATGGTTATCGGCGTCTGCACTGGCGCTGCGGCCAGCACTCAAGAGCAGGTGTTCTGGCATGAGGTCACTCACGCCATCCTGTACTGCCTCGGCTCCCCCGAATACGGGAACGAGGAGTTCGTCGATCAGGTCGGCGGTCTCATCCACCAAATTGTGAGTTCATCGGAGTTCTGAATGACTGCCTCGCAATTCACGGATGAGGAGTTCGTTCGCCTGTGGAATCTGCACGGCGGCGCGACTGCGGTGTCGAAGGCAATGGATATTTCGATGTCGGCGGTCTACCAGCGCCGGCGCCGGGTCGAGACCAAGCTCGGAATTGTCCTGAAACCTGCCTCGGGCTATGTGACCGCCGGTCCGACTACCGAGGTGGCCGAGCGCCGGAAGGCTCTCGCCGAGCAGCGGCACACCCACCTTGAGCCGGAAATGCAGCTCGACATTTGCGACGGCGTGGTGGTGGTGTTCTCCGATGCCCATTACTGGCCCGGAATCGTGACACCTGCCCACCAGGCTTTGGTGGCGCTGGTGAAGCGGCTGAAGCCAGTGGCGGTGGTGGCGAACGGCGATGTTCTCGACGGCGCGACCATTTCTCGGCATCCCCGCGCCGGCTGGGAGCAGCGCCCGAGCGTGGCGCAGGAAATCGAGGCGCTCTGTCTGCGGATGCGCGAAATCGAACGGGCGGCCGGTAAGGCCGAGCTGATCCGCACTCTCGGCAATCACGATTCGCGGTTCGAGAACTACATCGCGGCGAACGCTCCCGCGCTGGAAGGCGTCCACGGGACCAGCCTGTTCGACTTCCTGCCCCGCTGGCGAGCCGGTCATGTTCTCCATGTAAACCCGGACACGGACGGCTGGACGGTCATCCGGCACGTTCACGTTACCGGCGGAATCCACTCTGCCTACAACTCGACCGTTCGCGCCGGCACCCACTACGTCCACGGCCACCTCCACAAATTGCAGGTCGTTCCGTATGGCGATTACCGCGGCCGGCGCTACGGTGTCGATACCGGCACCCTCGCCGATCCGGGCGGACCCCAGTTCGCCTACACCACGGGCGGTCCCCTGAACTGGTGCAGCGGGTTTGCGGTCCTGACCTACCGTGGCGGGCGCCTGCTGCTGCCCGAGCTGGTGGAGGTCATCGACGGGCAAGCGTGGTTCCGGGGCGAGCCGGTTTCCTCGTAAATCGTCCGCCTCGTGGCTGTTTTGCTAGGATGACTGAGCAAAATCACTCAGGAAATTGAGCAAATGACTGACCCCATTAATCCCCCCCACTATCGGGGCGAAATTGAGGCAATCGACGCGCTCCGGGCGGCGATGACGGAGGAGGAGTTCCGCGGATTCTGCCGTGGGTCGGCGATTGCCTATCTCTGGCGCCTCGGTCGGAAGGACTCCGCCGAGCAGGACGCCCGCAAGGCAGCCTGGTACGTCTCATGGCTCGCCGGCAAGGACCCCCGCGAATGAGTCGCCTGCTCTGGGAGGCGGCGGTCGCCGTCGGCCTACTCGGGGCGGTGGTCGGCAGTTATTGGTTTGCGTTTCAGGCGGGCCAGAAAGCCGGTAGGAGCGAGATTCAGGCGAGGTGGAACGAGGATACAGCCAGACGCGAAACATCGCGCCTTGAGGCTCTGGCGCGGTTTAATGCGGAAATGGACCGGCAGCGCCGAATCTCGGCGGAGGTGGAGAATGCGCTCACGCAGAAACTGGACGCCGCTGACGCTCGCGGTCGCGATCTCGCTCGCCGGCTGCGCCTCGCACTGTCCGAAGGAGTCTGTCCAACCCCCGCAGGTGGCAGCACCCCCGGCCCGACTGATGGAGCCGGCCCGGAGTCCGACGACCCGGCAGCGATTGGAGCAGCTCTTGCCGACCACCTCGCCGCCTGTGAGCAGGACGCCGAGCGACTGACCTCACTCCAGCGGTGGGTCGGCGAAATCCGCCGGGAGCCTACCGCTCGGTAAACTCCGGTCGCTGGTTCTCGGCGAACGCCAGCGCGGCGCACCAGAGCTGCCACCGCTCTCGCACCTCAAGGAAAGTGTAGGTCGGACCGTTCCGGTCCAGCCAGACCTTCGAGAACCCCGAAT